TTGCTTGGTCTACGAAAAGGGTAACAGAAAACTCTTTATCGTCAGACTGATATTTTTGCTTTGGGTTGAACAGGTTGGGGAAGTACATGACAGCATCGCCGCCTGTAATATACACCTGCTCGAATTTACCTACGGATTTGGTTACTACGCTCATTGTGAAAATTCCTCTTTAGTCTTTTAGTGAAAAGGTACTTTAACACTACCTCAACGAATAAGTCAAGGGTTGTTTTGTGCCTCAATGTCAGTTACACGATAATTTAATAGGTTGTTGTATATTTTAGGATGAAGGACGCTCTTATATCTTTCAGCCTGCTCTCTAACGTAGTTTTCTTTTTCTATCTTGTACACAGATGCCGCTTCCTCATGTGTAGGATAACGCCCTAAACACGTAAGCGTTCCGTTCTTACTTATTGAAGATACGTATTTCTTTGATCGTTTGTCGTAACATACTCCCACAGGCCAATGTCCTCTACGTGCACCGCAATCAATAAGTAGAGTGTTGATTTGGTGAGGTACTAAGCTGCAAAACTCGGGAGAATATACCTTATTCCCCAGAACCATCAAGTCCTTATCTAGCGCAAACCCCTTCTTTCCAGCATTAGGTTGCTCATCATACCATGCTGCGAAAGATTGGAAGTTGTGCCACTCTTCACAGACAGAACATCCCCTATAAGTTGGGTACTCCGCTAGGAAGCCTTCATCATAACATCTCCCTAGCATGTGGTGCCAATCACTATATACTTTTGATACTTTTCCATCAGACTCTGTTTTATGTCTACCTACACCAATGTAACCAACGCCAAAAATAGATGCGTGTACCGGATTCTTGACTTTACCCGCTCGTAAATTACTTGCCCTGACGCGCCTCTCGTATCCATTATCAAAACGGACGACAATATCATACGCGTCATTGTATTGGATTACTTCAGCAGTACCTCCGTTATTCGTGGTAAACTTATCGCCAACTTTAATGGTCGGCTTTGGTCCATTTTTCATACTAATTACCTATCCACTCGACATGTTTGATATGTAAAGTTTTATTCTTTCACTACTACGTTCATTAAACTTCTCCTTTGGTATATTCAGCAACAATCTTTTTTACAACGTCTTCTGACAGGATTACTTCTCCGCTATCCTTCACTTGAAAGTCTGTAAAAAACTCCGGGCCTTCTGCTCCTCTGGAGAGGATATCACCGTCTCCAGTCAAAACGTAAACTACGTTCATAAATACCTCACTTGTTGATTTACGTTTGCTACTTTAGCAGTTTTTGATAAGGGGATCAACCAGTTTTCTAGCCTGATCTATGTACCATTGGTAATTTATATCACCTTTATAGTCTTTGATGTTATTACATACTGTCACCTTTTGTCCAGTGTTAATACCAATTCTGCGCTCGTTGATAGTGTCTACTTTAACCCACTCGTTACGTTCTAGTTTCTTAGTCACTGTTGGCGTCGTGGCATATCGACGTTTACCGTCCTTCTCATACACACCAACTTCCTTTTCCTTCCCCGGCAGAGGTGGCATGACCTTAGTAAGTGCTATACCGTCATTACTGATGTAGTAGCGACAAATGTTCTGTAGTTGGTATTCTTCAATGATACCATCGTCGTCCCATACTTCACCAACCAGACGACTTGAGCGAGGCACTTTTGTGCGTAGCATGAAGTCATACTTGTCATCATGACTAAGAATAAACTCCTCAATATCACGACCATCGACCAACGCCGCTTTTACCGCCAAGGGGATAACCATAGACGACTGATTTTGGTGCCACTGCAACCCTTCGAACTGGTAAGCACCTTTACTTTTAACTTTCCCGTCAAAAGTCTTACTGATGTAGGAGTTTACATCACGAATAGCCATCATTTCATATTCAGCGTCCTCCAATTCTAATTTTGTAATACGTTCCCATTCATCACAAACGTCTTGAGCCTGCTGTTTATACTCTTTATCTACTTGGTAGGTTAGGCCATCGGTGTTCAACTGGATCATCCGTAGTGTCGGGACTTCTAAAAGCATTTCTGCAAGCATAGAAAGCGACAACTGTCCTCCAATAGTGATACTCATCGTAAACTTAGGATCATAGAAAGGACTATGTATGTCGTTTGACGCACCGTATACGCCGTTAAGCGCCAGTTTCATCATAGCGTTCTCGGGTGTACCTTTAGCGTACTGTTTCCGCTGATTGTACACATCCTCATAGATTGAGCAAAAATGCTCACCTAGGTGTTCTGGGTACAACATATTCTTGATTGCTAAGTTAGGATAATAAGAAGCTACGTCCTGATCCACAATGATCTTTTTATCGTCCGATCTAACTACTTCACTTTCGATGCTTGCGTGTATGCCGCCCGTACCATAATCATATTGGAGTCCGTCAACCACTACATTCAAGTTGTCAGCAATTCGCCACATCAAGTACCAATTAGTGATACCTGACTTTAATTCAATGGGTTCTACCCAACATAGAGGTAGGTCTTTTTTGAACTCCTTTAGTTGGTCTTCTGTGGGTTTCTCCTTCAGCTTCTTCTTTTTTGTACGCAGATTGGCATATTTTGCAACATCCCCTAAGTCACTTTCGAGAATGTCAGTAAAAACACCTTTCGTTTCTGTAATTACCTGAGATGATAACCAATCAAGTACAGCTTGGAACTCTGGTCGAGTGAAGTTAACGTAAGGAATGATACATTCTGACAAATCAATCTTATTACGGATAGTTTGTCGTGGCTTTCTACCTTCTCTACTTTTGATGTAGCAACATCCGGGGTTTGACTCCTCTAGTTGCATGATAAAATAGTCTTTACCTATCTTAGTATCGTTAAAGTTTAGAAAGTTCTTCTTGTATCGCTTTGTCAACTCTTCACGAAACTCAATCTGACCAATACTCTCCATCAAAAACTTACAGGTTTCTGACATATCATGCTTGTTGTATGGAAGCAGTTTATCTATTTCATCATAAGTCAATACGCGCCCCGGCTCATACGGAAGGTCTTCAATGTTTTCGGAACGCATATTGAACTCCAACATCTTGAGTGATGTAGAACGTGCCTTGTTATCAAAGTGGTGAATTTTATACAGGTCAATTTGTGGGATCAGAACATCTCTGTCCCGTACAATGTAAGAAAACCTATCCTCTCCGTCAGCGTTAATCACCTCCATTGCATAATTATAGATTTCCCGAACAGTCATGTTTTGATTAGTAAGCAGTTTATGTAGCACAGGGTAGTCGAACCCCAATGAGTTAAAGCCGACCAAGTACCCCTTCTGGCGGACAACGCCGCGCAGAAGGGAGAACATTTCCTGTCTTTCGTCTTTACGTTCACTAATCTCAAAACCCCAGCACTCACGAGTACCAGCATTACCAATATACATGGTGAATACAGAAGGGTAGGTTTCAATGTCCCAGCAGAACATTTTATCTAGTTGCACTAGAACGTCTCCTTTTTCTCAGCAAGAATAGTTTCTCCACTACTGCTGCTATCAAATGCCGGAGCACTATCATCTTCCTGCCATGATGTGTCCGGCTGCTGCGCGGCCCAATCTTCGTAGTCTACCTGTTCTCGTGTCTCCATGTCAAAGTACCATTTAGCAGCAGGGCCGGTAATCCCACCACGACACTTAGGCATGTCAACATACATCGTATTGCGTTCCACTGGATCGGGAGAGTTCTTGTTACGGTTGAGTACAATGTTAATATCAGCAGACTGAACGAATGTACCGCTACCGAGGGCATCATATTCTGTCACATGCTTGGTATTACCTTCAGCATCCACAGGGGGTTTACGTGTGTGTAGAACGTTCAAAAACACCAAACCATTCTTCTTCATGAGTTTTTGCCACTGCATGAAGGATTCTTGAACTTCTGTACCCAATGAACGTAATAGGTCTGTAAGCGGATCAATAATGAACAATCGGCTACCATGCTTCTTAGCAGACTTCTCCATTTGTGCTTTCAGAGTTTCGATGTTCCCATCCCTTTCGTCTATCACCATGAACCTACGGCGACCGTTTTCATCTACACTAATCTCTTTTTGTGCTTTGTCACCTTCAGGACTATTCATCACTTCCCATGCATCCTCACCACTCTGAAAGTAGCTCAGGTTCTTTTTCATGTGCATGGACACAAAATCAATCATTAGTTCTTCTGCTGTCCGCTCCAAACTAACAACAGTAGGGGTTAGTGGCGAGTTGAATAACCAATGATACATGAGATTGTCGCACACTAAGGTGTTGTGCGTTACTGTGCCATCACCAAGGCAGAACAAACGATTGCCATCAATAGAGAAGCCGTAGTATTCACCATACCCATACTCTTCTACTTCAATAGCCGTGTTGATCAAGCCTCTCAACTTAGACTTTCCTTTACATTTTTTACGACTCAATGTGTTCGGGATACGTTCGGTTCTACCGTAAATGAACATTCGTTCGTATTCGCCAACGAAGTTATTTTGACACCCCTTTTTCACAGTTTTACGTGAGAACTCAAGATTAAGTGTCAGACAAAGATGACGAAGACCGTCAGCAATCTGGTTACTCTTCTGAGTAATTTCATAACCCTGACCCGTCATGTGTCCGTCACCGTCAAGAATCCCCGCCAACAGTTCCATGCGGTCTTCATAACAAGCAGACAAATACTTTTCTGGAATGTGCTTATTACAAAGTAGGTTGTTTTCAACCAAAACCTGATTGAACCCATCTCTTACGTAAAAGGTCACACAGTTTTCTCGTTCTTCTCGAAAGACATAAGTGTATCCGTTATCTTCACACTCTTGTTTTACACGATTGATGATTTCAACATCGTGTTTATTTACTGTGAACGTTGGGCCTCTTTGGCACCCTTCGGCCAACCACAGACCTAGCAACCAAGGATTTTTTACTTTCTTGCCCTCACCAAACTTAACCATATCAGCTTTATAACCTTTCAGGCTTCTACGGTACGCTTGGACAGGCTCGTTCATGTAACGCTCTACATTAACATTTACAATATCACCCTTTTTGAACCCGTGTTTGTTAAGTGTATATCCGGCACGGAGACTAAGAATATGAGCCGAGTTAACGACATAATCCATACCCCTCACTTGCTTAACTTTATACAGTTTATCCGTACCACTAACAGTGGACAAAACTTTTCGCGGACTACCATCATCCCCCATCAAGTAGTCGCCTTCAACTACGTCCTGAACCATTTTCACAGAAGCATCTGCCATAAGTACAGGTGTGTCTTTACCGAGGCACTTACCCGATGAAGTGTGGGCAATAATGTTGACAATAGCACCAGTGGAACGCACACCACCTCGCATATTTTCTTGCAATCTGTGCATGTAAGGTGGTAGTGAAATACGTGGCGCGGTTAGAAACTCCTTAACACCATCGAGAGCATCCACACTATCCTTAATACCACTCTCGCCGTACTCTTCGGCACCAAAGAAGTCCGCCACAAACTGCTTTTCCATACCTTTTTCAAGCATTGCGTGTGCGTCTTTGAACGTACAGTTAAACACTCTAATCTTTTCTTTTGGTAGTACATCACAGATTTTCTTTAGTGCAGCACGACCTGCTTTATCAGCGTCACCACAGATAACAATGTTTTCAAACTGGTCAAGGAAATCATACTGCGCCCTGATCTGGTCTACACCACCAGACTCACCAACAGTCGGCGCTACTACAGGGATAGGTTCATACCCTGACTGCTTACGACCATCCTTGAGCATCTGGTATGCTGCTGCTTTATCATTCTCTCCGCCAAGAGTAATCAGAATATACTTGCCGTGCAGATTCCTGAACCGAAACTGGCCCGACAACTCATTACGTTTACCTGTTTGTCCAATGTTCCCATACCCAAACGTCTTTGGTAGTGTGCGTGGCTTGTAACCAGTGAGTGTGTGAAGTCTTTGATCTACGCACAGTTCGGGATTGGTTTCAGGGTAGTAAATGCGATACGGTTGTCCATTCTTAAACTCTACCTTGTGACCAAAGTAGTTTAGTGTCTCAGCGCGAATACCACGGTACTTGAAATTAGCATCAAGATTGGCAATCCGCTTCTTAAGTTCTTCGTTCTCTTCAAATGTAATAGGTTCTTTCTTGGAAGCAGTGAACTTAGGTTTACCGTTTCCATCAAGTAGATCATCAAGCATACCATGCTCTTTAAGTTGTTCATTTGTGTAGTATTTTCCGCAGTCCGGCCCAAAGCATGTTGCGTTGTATGTGCCGTCTTCTGCTTTATATGCCGCAACATTGTCCTTTGAGCTACAACTTGGGCAGAAAGTGTGGCCAATAAACTCGCCCTGTGAATTTTCTTTCATACAATACCTTCCCCTCACTCAACTCGTAGATATTCAGCTTTTAGTAACAACTCATGTGTAATTACGATAAGGTATAGAAACTCTTCACTTCTGTCAACGGTGTTTCCATCTTTGTACTGATCCATGTGGGAGTGGCAGTCGTAACACAAGGCAGCTACAGCAGCATCAGTACACTTCCCTCCCATTCCCTTACCTAGCAAATGCTGTAGATCACCTGAGTAGTGTGCCCCTACAATGGTTCCATCGTCCTTCCCGCAACGTACACACGGAAGTTCAGCAATCCTATTCAGTAGTTTCCTTGACTTGTAAGGATTTCTCTTTTGCATCTAATACTTTCTCCATCACATCATTCAACACATTAAGAGGAATCACCAGACTCGTACCTGTAGGGTCGCGCATGGTAACTGAATGCCCGTCTGTACGTACCAAAGAAACGTCATCAATAAACACCTTTCCATTAAGTATTCTCATGCGGTTTCTCCGGTAAAGGCATCCAATGTGTTACACTAATAGCAGGATAGATAGCGCCGCTAATATCTTTCCATTCCCAGAAGTCCTCATCTACCCACACACGACAAGCAATTTCTACTTCCTCATAGGTATCGTACCAAATCAATACCCACTCACCTTCTTCTACGAGAGGTTGAGCGCACCGTGGCAACCCTTCATCAACACCAATCCACCTCATCAATAAGCTCCTATAGAGGCTTTACGCTCTGTTTGTGCCCAACTCACCTTCATCTTTGCTGCTTCTCGGTAAGCAGATAGCAATTCAGCGTTATACTTAGCATCCTTATAATCCTCTAGGCATTCACCATACTCATCTGAAGCACGAGCAGCGAGGCGTTTAGCCTCAACTGCTCCTGTTGTTTGCTCCATGAACTGCATGGCCTCAATCCGTTTCAGCTTCCCTTCATAGAACTTCTCAGCAGATCGTGATTGTGCATATTCTTGTGCTGAATCACGTAGATAGTCCAATGCCTTTTCAACGTCTTCGTCACTTATCATTCACTCTCTCCTTCAGCTTAACCAACGCTTCAATCATAGTGTCAATACTACCCACACCTATACACACTTGACTCGCGTTAAAGTCTTCAATGTAGAACACGGCACTGTCTTCCTCAGACCACATTATAGCATCACCCGACTTGCTGAAGATGATTTCCAGTTCGTTGTCGTCTTCTGCTTCAACCAGATTTATTCTCATGATTGTTCTCCTAAAATCATTTGCATACGTTATCTTCAATTAGTTGACGATGTTGAATCCAACCTTGGAAGTTACCGCTCCATACATTTTCATCCTTATCAATATGCGTTGTGCCTTCCTCTCCCCACCAATCTAGACTTGCACAAATCATCGGCTTTGCTTGGTGTTCAAATGGACTGGCATGAACAGGCTTACTATTGACAAGCATATCATAAATTTTCTCTGCCTTCTCAATAGAATTGTCAAGGAGGCGGTAGCTCACTTGGGCACAACAGGAAGCACTCACTTTCAATGCCTGCTGTTCCGTCAGTTGTATATACCCATTCTCATAGTCTCCGTCAACAGGGACAGTGTACCCTAGAGCGTCTGACCAGTCTACATAAGGGGTATGCCATACACCAATAGGTAGTTCATTAGGTGCGGAATTATTCATCGCTTCCCACATAAGATCAGCCAGTACCTTAATCTCAGGCTGGGCATCCTTGTGCCTACGCAGATGGAAAAAGTTATTCCATTCCGTAGCAGTTACTACTGTGCGAATCATTTGGAACGGTTCAACGATACGGTTGACAATCTGTTTATGGTAGCCAGCCTCATCAAACTTCTGTGCCCAAAACACCGCAGCCTTTTTTGCATTCTGCCACGTCTCTTCCCGAGTAATCTCTTTATCATTGAAAGGGTGTTCCGCGTATTCAATCAGGTTGTTACATTCTTCATCTGCCTGCATCCCCGGTTGATTCTTCCCCCAATGGACAGGTACAGCGGGATTATTATTGACAATCTCAAGCATCTTTTTAACAGGGATTGCACGACTGCTTGCCGCATTGCGGGAAAACTGCCTGTGAGTATTGAATTCTGGCAAGATAAACCTTGGAAACTCCAACTCAAATGTTGTAATTCTCTTGCCTGCTTCTGAAATACTATCCGTTACAATCTTAGCTTTCATCTGCTACTCCTGTCATCAATGTAAGTGTAAAGTTGAACAATGAAAAGTGTAAAGCCAACATATCGTCTTCACGTCCAATAGCTAGTGTTGGAATGATAGAGACAAACCATGTTCGTTTATCAATGTATGTCCCTCCGAGTGTAACTCCCCAATATCTCACAGTTGTCTCCTAAGTTCATTATCAAAAATGCAGAGGTATTCTACCATACCGACCTCTACGTTAGCAATTGTAATTTTCTCCATTTGTACATAACAATCTGGGCTATCCACTGTCCACACCAAAGGAAAATGCTTGCTGTCACTCAAGTCTTCCATATAACCAAAGTCAATCCAATGACTACCAACACTCCAATAGTATTTCCTCATATCAAGATAGTGGTCAGCACCGCCATAGAAGTTGGTAATTTTCTTTAAGGTGTCGACGCACTCTATAATTTCTGATTCGTTCATAGCCTACTCTCCCAAGGGATAGAACAGATTTTGTTTAAACTGTCTTACTCACTATACATAACACACAGGAGTAATACAAGATGTCGGATGAAAATCTTCCTAAGAAACGTGGCCCCGGTAGACCCAAAGGTTCACGTAATTTCAAAGGTGTTCAGAAGGCGGGTGTATTCAACCAAGCCAAAAAGCGTAAAGTCATTGAACTTGTAGAGAAGAATGGTGGCAACTACGCTGCTGCTGCTGCCTCTGTAGGTGTCTCTGCTGCTACGATCAACTACCATGCTAAGAATGATCCTGTATTCAAAGAACGTCTGGAAATGGCGAAGCTGAAAGCATGTGAAGCTGTGGAAGAAGCCATTACTCACCGTGGTATTGAAGGTGTCGATAAGGACGTATACTTCAAGGGAGAAGTAGTAGGTACTGAAAAACAATACAGTGATACACTGCTCATGGAACGTGCTCGTGCGCTCATGGGAGACAAATATGGTAAACGGTCACAGGTTGATGTTAACACAAACGTCACTATTGAGTACAAGGCACGTAGTAAACTCGCCAGCCTTCTCGGTATCGACATAGAAGACGCTGAATACGAAGAAGTAGAAAGCGGGGAATAATCCCCGCCCTACCCTACTCCCAAATATAATCCGCCCACAACTTTACATAAGCAGCTTTAGCTTCAGCCAATCGTACATACTCATCCAAACTGTTTATACGAGTGCCCTCTTCATACGTATCATCCCATACATAAATGTCTCCATTTGCATGGAATTCAATCTGAAGGCCGCTCTGCTGTACTAAAGATAGCAGTTGTTGGATTGTGAGAGTAGGTTTTTCTACGTAGGTGAAAATCCCTTTCCAAAAATCTGCTGTCTCCTCCATCACAGGTTTCCAGCCTACAACATCATTCCATGCATATAAGCAGTCGTCAATTTGTCTACACCAATAGACTTCTCCACCAAAGATTCCAGCGTGTGTTGCTCCTTTCGGTGCCTTACTCCAATCAATTTCCATTGCCTTTCTCCATATCTTCAATCAGCCAGTTCAAATACACACGAGCCTTCTTAGCGTCCTCAAGACCATTCTTATTCCACATGCGAGTCATGTACTCCCAGCAACGACTCCATGCGTCGATCTGTGTATATGGGATGCCTTCTGGCGCGTTATCAAGAATAGCCTTGCGAACATCCTTTACTTCAACGCCCGGAAGTAGCTGATAATGCTTAGGGTTATTCACCATATCATACTGCTTTTCTTCCATTCTCTTAAATTCCTCTTCCTCTTCTGGTGTAACAATGTAGTCTTCTGGTTGAATCTCTTGCCCAATACGTGAAATCTCGTCGGCGGCGATTGTATCATACTCCACAATTCGCCAGTTAGAATGTACGTGTGGACAGTTTTTGCTAAATACCGTAGTCCTAACACCCCTATCATTCAGAATATCATAAGCGCCGTTCTCGTAGTTAGTGAGTACACCGTATTTCTTACCCGCTGTGAAATACTCACAACCGCTTACACTATCTGTTACAATCTTCATTTGCTTTCCTCCAACTCAAGGTTCACCAGCCTATTATACCCAAATGCCGTTTCGTAATCAATGTACGTCACTGTGTATTCATGCTTTAGTGGTGTGCAAATTGAAACACATCCATCTATTCCGGTCTCCTCCACACGAATACATAAATAGTACCAATCAGGGTGTTGCATGTATTTGTCT